ACCGGTGGCGAGCTGGGGTACGAGGGGGAAAGGTGGGCCCCACCTTTCTGCATAAGTTTGGGTTTTTACACTTTAGCCCCTCTACTTTGCCTTTCATTGTTTTTACACCCTAAAAACAATCATAATTTAATTGAAACAATTAAATTACCACAATAAAATTAATCATTAATTTTATATAGACGGAGATACGCAATACATTGCGTATCGAAGTACATGACCCTATACGGTGTGTATACATCGAATAGAATATTTTTCTACTGTATCTACGCCCATATCACTCAGCCAGTGCATCATAACCATATCAATTGAATCAATCATCTCTTCTTGTTTGAAGTTTGAGATGTCTGATCTGTCGTACCAAATTCCAGTGTGTCCCTGATAAGCTCCTCTACCGCCGTTGAAGTCGAATGGTGGAACCATTTGGACGTATGTGTATGGTATGTTGCACTTAAAACCAGTCAAGACTGGTTGGTTTGTTGAGTACACCTGTACTATAACTCTGATGATCTGGTGAAGCCTGACGTCTATTATGAACTTGATGCCTCTTCCGTTGTTATATGTGATCGTCATTTCTGTGCTGTTGGATCCATGGTTCTTCACTTATGACCTATATATAGTGGTGGTTTGTGGGTTGCGTGTCCCAATTTGGTCCATGTATTTGTGGTTATTTCTTCTGGGAGTATTGTTTCCTATTAATTCTGCTATCCATCCTTTATTTCTGAAAGAAAATAGAAAGAGAAAAAGAAAAATGGAATCAAAGAGAAAAGAAAATTAAAACAAAAAAAGAACCCAACACAAAAATAGACAAATAAACTGAGAAAAGAACACCTATTCCGGCATAAAGGGAGCGCAGCTCAAGTGTCAATAAAAAAAATAGAAAAGAAATGGAAAAAAAAAAGAAGAAAAAAGAAATAATTGAACGAAGTGAAAATAAAATTAAAATAGAAATAAGAAAATAATTAAATGAAGCCCATAATTAAAAACAATGTATCCCTGGAAAAAGCCCAAATAAATACACGGCCCATGACCCATTTTGAATTCCACTGTTCAAAGTAATTACAATAATGCCATGCCCCCCAGTGTACCCCTGGGAGGGTAGGTACCAAAGTGGGCCAAAAAGGTTTTCCCCAATGGAAAAGCGGGCAAGTGGGCCCCACCCCAATAAATGGAGGTTAGTTCCCTCCTTAGGCCCCCCCGGGTACCACTACGCTACGCAGCAGCCTTAGCTACGCCGGAGCCTAGCTCGCCACCGTTATAATATT